ATATTTGTAGTATGTAGTAGTTGTCATTGTAACGGGACCTTTACTAATTTATAGTTGAAATGCTCATCATTATAAATTTTAATTCTCTCAATCATATGTAATAATGTATAATTCTTTCTATTCTTCCAACTCAAATCATCTGCAATATCATATAATTTACATGATGTTTTACTTTCACTTGTCCTAAGCCCTCGCCCAATAGATTGTAAATTTCTAATGCGAGATTTTGAAGGAGATGCAAAAACAATATTATGTAGGTTCTTAATATTTATTCCTGTAGAGAATGTTCCATAGCTTGCCACAATAAAAGCATCATTTTCTAATTCCGTTATCTTTCGTATATTTTCTCTTTGTTCTGTATCTGTACCCCCATAAACAAAAAACACCTTACGATTGCCTGCTTTTTCTTTAATCATTTCTGATAAAGGCTTGCCGTGCTTCTCAACATACTGAAACAATACTAAAGTATTACCCTCTTGCTTAAGAGCAAGATTTCTAATAAATTTGTTTCTTGGTTCATATTGAACTATAAAATCCATTTCATCTTGATACGATAACGTTTTAGATGCCTTGCGAATTTCATCTGTATATTCTAAAACTATATTAAAGATTTCAAGATCAGCTAATGTCTTATCACTGATAAGTTTCTTAGTTGTAGTTACTTTATAAACAGGACCAAATAGTCCTTCCAATACTAATTTATGGGTTTTAGTTCCATCAAGTGTACCCGTTGTACCTACTCGATAAGGAGTTGTAGTACACTTGGATAATATACTTGTTAGGGATTTTGCTTTAAAATTATGGGCTTCATCGCCATATATTACTTTAAAGTCTTTGAAGAAAGGTTTTGGTAATTTATATAATGATTGCCATGTACTAATGACGACATCATATTCATTTGATTTTTCGTGACCGCCATATATGCGATGACAATGCTCAGAAGTTTTCCAACCATTAAGACAAGAATAGTCTTGAAAGTCTGAGTACATTTGTTCTACAAGAGATGTTGTAGGAACAAGTATTAACTGACGTCTATTGAATCGTTCATTCCAACGAAGTAAACAATATATGATTAAAGATTTGCCTGATCCAGTAGGGGACAATAATAATTGTCTACCGTTTTCAATTGCTTTATAAACAGCATCAATTTGATAGTCTCTTATTTCCAAGGGTTTTCCCTTAGATCCTAGATTCAAATCCTCACAAAACTTTCTAACTATATCATAAGTAGCAGAATCTGCAGTATGAATATAGTTTTCATAATCTATAGTATAATCGCGTTCTTCACAGAAACGCTCCAGATATTCTTTTAATCCAACATAAAGTTCTTGAGTAAACATAGAATAGAGACGAACTTTGCCGTCCCACATTCTTGCTTTATATAAAGGATGAAACTTCGCGCCAGGTACATCAAAAGCAAAATGATCGTTCAATTCTTGTCCAATTGAAGGTTCACATTTTACCTTGAGATGCACTTCATCTTTTTTGGATAAAAAGATATCTGCCATTACATCATACCGTTAGTGAATTTTTGCCATTCAATTGCATTTTTAATATCCCACCCTCGACTATTAATAGAACGAATAATTTGTTCTAACTGATATAATACTGTTTTAAAGTATTCAACTTTATCTTGATATTGAACAAGATGTAAATCCACAGTTAAGAACTCATCCATTTCATTCTTTAGAGGTTTATTTCCTTGCCACTGATCCCAACCTTCTTCTTCCAATTCTGCTTGTGTCATTTCACCTCTGTAATATCGATACTTCTTACGTCGGCAATTTAAATAATCAGATTCGGCTTTACGAAGATTCAATCTAGTAGAAGAAAGGAAGTTCAAATACTTTGAATGTAGGTTAGGAGTTTTTATCGACTCCTGCCCTAGATTCATTTCATTGATTTTACAATCCTTTTCCCACTCGTCTTGGAGTTCTGTCAATTTCATAATATAGAATTAAAATTAACCGATTTGGATAATTTGCTGAGGATTGCCTTGGAAGTTGAATGAACCATAGTGGTTCAATGAGATTGAAGGATCGAGCCAAATCTCACCGCCCATATCTTGCCATCTGCGTGAGAAGGTATAATCTTCAGATAAGTAGCGCTTGTCTTTAGGATCGATCATAGTATCAAAGAACGCATAGAAATGAGGATTCAATTCTGGAGGTGTGTTCAAATCGTTGTTATACTTAAGCTCAGGATATTGCTTAATCATCTTATCAATAACTTCGCGCTTAATCATCATGAATCCTGTTGCTCCATCGTGTAAACGAATTAGCCCATTCTCAATGGCAATTTGTTTTGCCTCGCGATTAACGAACTTAAAGTTGATAGCATAGTCACTACCAAAAGATGCAATCTGTTGATCTGTATACGGATCATTGGTTGCCTTAACCGACTCACGAATACGCTGCCAATTTACACCCTTCTTAGGATAGGCACCAACTGCAACATCTTTATCATGTGCAATTAATTTAATTACGTCTTCTACCTGGAATTCAATGTCCGCATCAATAAACATTAAACGAGTAAAATCGCTTTGCAGGAAATATGCAACAAGTACATTGCGAGCACGAGTAACTAATGACTCATTTGCAATAGTACCAAATGCAACTGGGATTTGATGTTGATTACAGAATGTAAGCAAGCGAATGACTGAGCGGAAATATGCTTCAGTTAATTGTCCGCCATAACAAGGCGTTGCGATGAAGATTCTTTCTTTACGAAGATCTTCTAATTTTACTTCAAGCTTACCCTCATTTTGAGTCGTTGCTTGAGGTTGTCCCGCCTTTGGCAATGACGGTACTTTTGGTAGCGCCATTGGCGTGACTTTGTTTAATTTCTTTTTATCCATAATAACTCCAAGTTATATTATAAAGGTTCTACTTCGAAAATAGTATATTTGAACGATGCGATCGCGGTAAAATATTCTACGGTTGCTGACGAGATGTCAAAATCTAAGGCCTGTAAAGATACAGGGAACAGGTTTTTAAATATTATATTTACTTTAGGCGTGTTTGTCGAGTCGAGAATGGTCAATACTCCATCCGAGTAAGCCAAAACTTCTTCTCTTCCGCTTGTTTTTGTAATAAACGGAAATCTACTTGGTCTATCTTTTGTAAAAGTTGAGAATTGTTTGTAGTTGTCCGGAAAACCCAAAGCAACTAGCCAACGATACATTTCAATATAATTGGACATATCCTCAGCAATAATAAACCGAATAGTAAACTCACCAAAGTTCAATTTGTCTCCGATGGTCGGAATATCCGAAAATGGAGTCGGTTGAGTTGCAAACCCTAATTGCAAATCAGGTATATTTGCAGATTGACATGAAAAAGAAGTCCTCGGCAAATCTTTAATACTGAATTTAAATGCATTCGGTCTTAAGAAATCATAACTAGTAGTTTGTGATTTAACTATACTGTCTTGTATAAAATTAATATTTGCTGTATATGCCATCGGTTTCCTTTTTCATCTATATATTTATAGCCTGTGCAAAGAGCAAAAAAGGGGGAATTGCTTCCCCCTTTAAATTCCGATCTTTGTCGGCTACTTAATTACATTAAGTTTACAACCTTAGTCTTGCGATAGTATTGGTTGCGAGCGGATGTAAATGAATCAGCATCTGAATCATATCCGTTGCTTGCTGTAACATATGGGTTAGCAATCAAACCATAACGTGTCTTGAAGCCGATTTTTGGCTGGAAGCTGTTAGGGTCGATAGCACGAACCATTTGTAGTGGTACATATGGGCAATAGAACATACCTGCGTCATATGGGCTAGTACCCTTATAACCGACCATGTAGAACTGATTTGCTGCACCTAAGTTTGCAGAATATGGATCAATGTAAACACGGAAACGACCGTTCAATACACCTGCAAATGTGTTGCCTGTATCGTCAACATTTAAGTTTGTCGATAGAGCTGGAGTATAGTCTAGAACACCAGACATAGCTAATGCACTTGCAACGTCTGCAGAACAAACGATGAAGTTACCTTTTCCTCTACGAGTATCTTGTGCAATGTGGTTAGCATCACGTTCAATGTTGAACAATAGACCTTTGAAACGCTCAACAGACCAGCGACCGTTAGAGTCAACGTCTAAGTCAAATGTTCCTGCTGTTGCTGTTGCTGGCGAACCTGCTTTAGCAACTTTATAGATTGTACGAACAACTTCGCGATTAATTTCAAACATGAATTCTTGTGACAAGATGTTTGATAATTCTGCTTCTGCGTCAAGACCATGAATTGCTTTCAAGTCTTGTGCCAATTCAACAGTGTATTCTGCCTTCAAAGCACGTGACTTAGCAGTTACTGTTGTCTTGTCGATAGAGAAAGACATCTCAGCAAAATCTGTTTGAGCTTCCATTGCGCCTGTGTTTGTAGCATTTGCAGTATTATATGTACCAAATACTGGGTTGTTACCTGTAGCGTCAGTGAATGAACTAGAGAACGAAGTATTAGCTTCATTAAACAATGCTTCTGTTCTGCCTGCAGGGGCTCTGTTAGAACCAGCACCACCGTAGATAGATCTCATTGCGAAGATCAAACCTGTTGGGCCTGTCATTGGTTGTACACCGCAAATGTCATACGCCATTAGGTTAGGCATAGCACGACGAACCAAACCGATTAAGATTGGGTCATACTTGTCAATACCAGATGTTGCGCTGATGTTGTTTGTAGGTGTCTCGAATAATGCTTGACGCTCTTCGCGTAAAGATTTTTCTTGGTTTTCAAGCAACACTGCTGTTACTTGACGCTTGTAGCTGTCCTTGATCTGTGGAAGATCTGGGTGATCGAGAATGGCTGACCATTTCTCTTGGTAGTTTTCGGATAAAAACATTTATGTCTCCTTTAGTGACTATTTATTGAACTTATTTTATTTATAAGTTATTTTCTTTTGATTGTTCTTGATAGGGCGCTTGCATATGCTGAAACAACATTGTTATTATCAGTGAAGTTTGCCTCTGTGCCAGTGTCTTCTACTAATGCCTGTGGAGATGATTTTTTTGCAGTTTTAACTGCATCTTCTCTTGGGAAATAGTTTTCCTTAATAACAGAAACTTTTTCCTTGTAGATTTCTGCATTATCGAAATCAACACCTTCTAAAAGTTTTGTTAATTTGCTTACTTCCGTATCTGCTAAATCACCAGACATTTCCTTAATAATAAGGGTGCGCTGTAAAGCAGTTACTTCAGCATTCAAGCCAACATTGTTTTCCACTTGGCCGTTTAGGCTTTCTTCCAACTCTGTTACCTTAGCTTGTAATTCACCTATTACATCATATTTTTCTTCAGGCACTTCAATGTAATGTTCTTTGAAGAGCGCCTTTAGACCCGACATGAAATCTTCTGCAATCTCTGTGCGAAGACCATTTTCAATCGCCAATTTGTTTTCTTCCATGTAGCTTTCAACCACATAGTTCATATATGCATCTACTTTTTCTACGATGCTATCTTTATACTCTGTAAATTCTTCCGCATATTTTTCTTCTAATGCTTCAGCAACTTTTTCCATCTCGTTATTAACGCGAGCAATAACTGCTGCTTCGAAAATGGAGGTTGCTTTTTGTCTGAAGTCTTCTGATAAATCTTCACCAAAGATTGGAGATAAATCAATTGGTTCAACTTCTGTTGTTGTATTTTCCAAATCAGTTTCTTCAATTTCTTCTTCTTCAGAAATAACTTCCTCGTCTGTCTCAGTTTCTTCACCGTGTTGCATATAATTGCCGGTGTTTTGTGGGATCTGAGATAGATCTTTTACTGTGGTGTAATTAGGTGCCGATCCAACAGGGGCTTTCATTTGGATATCATTCTTAGATATACCACCTGAAACTTTCGCTCCTTGGTTGTCGTCTGCGCCTTGACGTGTTTCATAAGATGCTTCCTTAGAATCACCTTGCTTCGGCTGACTACTATCGCCAGAGTTGGCAGGGCTAATTGTGGAATCTTTTCCTGAAGTTGGTACCATTGGACCAGCCTTAGGGGCGTCCTTTGAATCACCTTGGCGCGGTTGTCCTTGGTCTTCTTTTAAAGAAGTCTTCTCAGAAACGCGTTCTAGCAATTCCTTAACTTTACTTTCTACTGACATTAGTGTCTCCTAAATGTATGAATATTCTCAATCAATATTTATAATTCTAGTTACCTAGACAATTGATTAATAAATCTTTCAAATATTTGTAATTTAACTTCGTCTAAATCTTTAGCAGAAGTCTTCTTGATTTGTCTTTGTGCAATTTCAACATCCATCGCCTTCCATACGCCATTCTCTAGCACCCATTCTGCATTTTCCATTATTCCTTGCACAAAGGCGTCAGGAGCGGACGGGTCGGCGACAATATCAACTGTTGCAAGATAAAAATCATCTTGTACTTCATTGATACCTTCAGAGTTCATTTTTAACGATCCCAAGCCTCTTGTGGATACGCCCAAACGAACTTCATTTTCTATTAAATTCTTTGCAATAACTCCCATTGGAGTTTCTAATATTTTGGCTTTACCAATAACGTCTTTGCCTTCCATTCTTAGGCTAGTTATTAGGTGGGAAACCTGATGGAGGTTGATAGAAGGATTCTCCGGATGGCCAAGCTCTCCTAACGAACGCTTTTCGCCTATCAACTTTTGATAGTTAGTAACTTCGCGTTCCATGATACCTTTACCATATGAACGCTTGTTTCTATTTGGAGTATCTGCTTGAGCAAAGATGCCTTCAATATAGACATTCTTTCCACCGCCTTCTTTTGCTTCTACAAGATAATTTAAATCCTGTGCAACTTCTTTGATTAACTTCATATATTTGTTCCTAATTATCTTGGTAATATCTGTTGATTCGGTGCAACAAATCCGCCTGGCTTAGAAATTGTTAAGTATAATGTAGCGCCTGCAGCTGGTAATATAACGTTAATATTTGCACTTGCATTAGACGTATCAGATATTCCGTATGCTTGAGATAATGCCCAATTATCCACACCATGTAAAATATGAGTGTTGGCAGTAGCAGTAAAAGGTCTCTTAATATAGATAGGACCCTGTGATGAATCAGATGCCGACCATACCAATTGTGTGATGTTCATGGCAATATTAGGCATATCCATTGTATCTCCTGCATACATTGCGTCAAGGTATGTTAGGTTAGCCTGTCCATCACCAACAAACTTAACTGTAGTTTGTTGTCTTGTATTTTTAATAATAGTTGTTATTACTGCCATTTAAGTCTCTTATTTTGTTTGTGTTCCAACTAAAGAACTAGGATCTTTACCACTCATTGCTTTATTGAGTTTATTGATTCCTTTACTAACAATAGTCATAGATGTATCGGCAACATCTTGTGTTGAACCTTCCATTGTTGGTCTTGGTCTAGGTTGCATTGTAGTATTGGTTGTTTTCAGACCACCTGCTTTTATTTTTAATCTTGTTGCTTGACGCTTAATATGAGCAGTCATATTAACTTCATCTAATTCTTTTTCTTCGGTAGTAGGTTTTTTGCCTGTTTGTGGCAAGCCCATTTTCTTTTGTAAGTTCTTTAATTGATCCTGATCTGAACCACCTGTCAAAGCTTTACCAACTTTAGAGGCAACAGTCTTAACAGTATCCATCATACCTTCATCTACCGATTCATCATACTTGTTGTATTTGTTACGAATCGCATCCATTTT